AGCAAACTTTAATCGAGGCCAATCTATAATCATTCTTCTTAACTGTTTAAGTATTGGATTTTTAATTTGTAACTGTGATTCAAATCTAAAAAGTGTTGTTGTAATATCACTTTTACTAATTCCTTGTCGTTGTATACGTTGCATAAAGGCATAATGCTTTCTATTTTGAAATTGTAAAGAATTTAAAAAACTTACGTCTTTGCCTTTGAACTTTAAACTACCGTAGTCAGGATTGTTAATAGCAAAACCTAACATGTATAAGTCTGTTGCCGCTGTTCTAAATACTGCATAAGGACCATATTGTGCTGTTTTTCTTGCATATACTAATGCATAGTCTTGTTGCTTGCTATCTTGATACATCATTATAAGGCTTAATGTTTGCAAATAAAATAAATCTGCAATGTCTCTGCCTGTAAGAGATTTAAATCCGGAAGTAGTTCTATACAACTTGCTTTCGGATAACTCTTGATTTATTAATGTTAGTTCCATTATTTTGTGCCTGGTTTACCTGTTCCAAAGTTTGCTGTACTAAATTCTAATCTGTCTACAAGTTTAAGTGCATTACCTACTCTGTCAATTGCTACAAATCCTTCTTCACCAGTAACTTCGTAACCATCGCCTGTTTTAATAAATGCTGGTATGGATTGTATTGCTCCTAACTTTTTAACAAATACATTTTTTGCTTCTATAATTTTTAAATATAAATCGTATACTGCAACTATGCCAGGTACATGTTCTTTTATAAACCTAACACCGTTTACTAACTGCTCTGTTGCTTTGTCAACACTCTTCTGCGTTTTGTAACCGTCTATTTTCTTTTGCATAAAGTCTATATACTTTTGTACAAATCCTTGTGCAAATTTAGTTGGGTCTTGTTCAAAATTGCCAACTGTTTTCAAACTCATATTTACATGTGCTTTCAATTGTTGTAAAAAGTCTTTTCCTATTAAGTCGGTGCCTTGCTCTAACCATTTGAATGTAGCAGGGTCAATACTTTTTAAGTAATTATCCGCATCTTGTATTGCGCCTTGTATTCCGACGCTTTCTTGTGCTGTTAGTGTAACTGACCCACTGACATCTTTAATAGTAGCATCATCGTGCCATACAGCACCGGTGTTGCCTAATCTAGTAGCATCAAATCCAAACTTAGCCTGGGTATCTGCAAGTGTAGGTCCGCCAATATATTCTGTATGCCAAACAATGCCTAACTGGGCACTGAGCATTTTATTTGCTAACTTGCTACCTTTGGGTACAGCATAAGTTATAGTATTAGGGGTAAATGTAATATAATCCTCACCTTGAATTGTTGCTGGTTCTAATCCTTTACCGCCTCCGCCCCAAAGCATGTCGCCTTGTGCAACGGTATCCCAATTCAACTGGCTTAATGTTTTTAATGCTAGTGCTAATTTACTCTGAAGTTCGTCTTGTCCAGGATGATTTAATTTAATATCATTAGTTGTAAAATTCATTTTAGGTTGTCTTGCAAATACACCCTTAGTGCCTACAAAGAACTTACCAGTTGCTGGATCTTTGCCACAGACCAATGCTGGAGCGCCATCCCATTTTGTAGTCATTGAAACTGGTGCTTTTGCATTGCCTTTTAGCATGTCATGTAAACTATACAAATAGTTAACTGCTTCTTTGGCACCAGCGAAACCTTTATTAAATATATTATCTTCTAAATGCTCTAAGTGAGTGTTCTTTCCTTCTTTGCCTTCTACTAACAGTCCTTCAGAAAGTAATCGAGTAACAAGAGGGTTTGCTATCTCAGTAAATTTCATTTTATATTCCTGAAAGTTTTTTAAGTCTGTATAAGTCTATATCGGATATTGCTATTAACTGTACATGAGATGTAACTGATTCTGATAGTAATACTTCGTACCCTAAGTCAGCCCAAGTAATTCCAGCATGTTCTAATATCTTACAAATGTGCTCGTATGCTTCTGTTCTCATACTTCTAGCAAGTTTAGTAAAATGTGCGTATGCTTGTGGATCTGATTGTGCTAGACCACCTTTCTTCATTGCTGGTGCGGCTGTTTGTATAAAGTTATCTGCATCGTAACCGCCAGTCTTTAATTGACTTAATTTTTGTACTAGTGCTTTACCGGCATTTAGATCGCCACCCATTGTTCGTTTTTGTAAACTTTTTAATTCTGCTGTAGTAGGTCCTGGAACTGGCTTTAATGCTTTAGCTTGTGCCGCTTGTGCCTGTTGTGCTTGAGGTTTTCTACCTTTCATCATATTGCCTATTGCTCTTGCTCCACCTGCCATTGCTCTTCCAATCCCGGCGCCTACTGTTGCGCCAATTTTTTTACCAGTGTTTGCGTTAGGATCTTGTCTTGTTTTACTTGCTAATGAACCGCCTGTTGCTGTAGTAATCTTATCGCCTATTGCTTGAGCTCCACGTTTTACTTTATCCCATACTCCTTCTGGCTCTGGTGCGGCAACTACTCCTGTTTTAGGATCAACTTGTGCCTGTGGTGCAACATTTCTAGTCATACCTGCTGTTGATGGTGCCTGTGGAACAACTCCGCCAACTGGTTTTTGATCTGTCGTTGGGTTAGCTGGTGCATTTGCTTGTGGCTGTGCTTGTGGCTGTGCTTGTGGCTGTGCTTGTGGCTGTGCTTGTGGCTGTGCTTGTGGCTGTGCTTGTGGCTGTGCTTGTGGCTGTGCTTGTGGCTGTGCTTGTGGTTGTACTGGCGCTGTTGGCTGTACTGGTTGTACTGGAGACGCTTTCTGTGTAAGGCTTTTCGCCATAGTTTTATCTGCCATTCGACCAGTTTTTTGACTTACCCATTGAGCACCTTGCCACTCATAAACATCACCGTCTGAGCCTTTAAGCAACTTGCCTTTTGTAATTTTTGGTGCCGCTGTTGGCTGTACTGGCGCTGTTGGCTGTACTGGCGCTGTTGTTGTTGGCTGTACTGGCGCTGTTGGCTGTACTGGCGCTGTTGTTGGCTGTACTGGCGCTGTTGGTGCGGCTTGTTGTACACCTGCCTGGGCTGACTGCTTTTCTAATTCTTTTGCCATTGAACTTTCAGGTCCTTCTGCTGGTCTACCAGTTAAGTTACCTTTTTCATCTGACTGTGCCCAAGTGCCTTCTGCTGACTTAGTATAAAATTGTCCGTTTGCTTGTGAAACAACTGTTCCAGGTGGTGCTCCGGTTGGCTGTACTGGCGCTGTTGTTGGCTGTACTGGCGCTGTTGGTTGCCCTGCCGCCGATTTCTTCTTTGCTAAACGATCCTTTACTCCGCCAGGCACCATTTCTGCATTAGTTAGTTCATCAAGTTTCATGTTAATTCTCTTTTTTAGATTCTTTTACGGCTTTGTGTATACCTCGAGAGAATTTTTTAGGATCGCCACTTTTAATACTATTAATGAGTCTACGTTCTAAATCTAACGCAACATCTGCCTCATACAAAGAATATAAAATCTGTTTAATATTAGACGCACTAGAAACTAGGTGTTCCACTCTATTTTCCAAAACGTGATGGGCATTTCTGTCTACGCTTATAGAGTTCAGTTCTTCTAATATACTTCTTGACTTTTTCATAAACTATTTCTCGTTATAGTCATATTTATCATTTAGACATCATTTTTCTTCATGAACTCCCTAATGTTTAATGCCGCATTAACTGTACTCGATGCTTCTGGCTCTTCTGTTTTAATAGTATTGGTTCTTTTTAGCTGGTCGACCAAGCTATTTGTTGTTATTGTTAGTGCATCATCGTCATCTTCATCTAAATCTGTAACCCTTAATGTGTCAGGATTAAACTTTAAGTCTACTTTTTGCCCCATACCGGCACTCGATCTAGTTTTCATAAACTGTATTTGATATCTACCACGTTCTCTCATAGCATTACTTGTAAATATACCTATAACATTATCTGCTGTTTGGATTTTACTAATACCACCAGCAATATGACTGTGGTCAAATTCAATCTCTTCTACTGCGCCTCTATTTAACTGTGATGCTGTTGCAAATAGTAGGTGTTGCTCTGTTGCAATGTTACGCAATTCTTCAGACACATATTTGTCTTTGATAAACATATCGCCTGGGTTAATTTTAGTACTAATAGGACTCATTAAGTCTAAATAATCCACAAGTAAGCAATCTACCTTAACATCACAGTTAATTTCATACTCTCTAACGTATGCTCTGATGTCGTTTGCATTAACACCACTTGACATTTGCTTAACTCTAAACTTACCTGCACTTTTACCTTTCATTCTTACTTTTAAATCAACATCATCGATGTTACGCATAATGTCTCTAGTGCTATGTTCACTAATCATTGCATCTAAACGCATACTAATAAGTTGTTCACTAAGCTCTAAACTAATATACACAACATTAAGTCCGGATAATGCCCAATTCACACCTAAATTCTGTAAGAATAAACTTTTACCAGCACCTGATCCACCTGCAAAGATTGTTATCTCACCTCTGTTCAAGCCACCATACAGTTTTTGGTCAAACATCTTCCAACCACTACTAACTGCACCACTTTGTTGTTTGATCCATTCTAATCTTTCTTTAGGATTTTCAAAGTATTCAAGTCCTAAGTCTTTTATAAGACAAACTTGGGTTGCTTCTTTAATTTTATTTTCTACTGCACCATAATCACCCGACTCTAATAAGTCTGTACTGTCTAGAATTGCTTTTTCTAATGCTTTGTGTCTACAGAATCTTTCTATGCTATCTAAAAACCAGTCTGTGTGGTTATCTCCAATGCCTTCAACACGTTCTAGAAATAAACCAGTTGTTGCTTCTATTTGGTCTATAGTAGGAATTGAATTATATTCGGTTGTATGTTCTTGCAGGAATGTAACAGTCTTTTGAAACTTCTTATCAAACA